TTGTTTATCCACACAAAACAGGTGCGTTTATCCAACCTGTCCAAGAAGATACTAAAAGGAATATTCAGAAATTAGACCGAAGGTCTGCTAATGGTGGGCGAACTGCCAAAGGTATCTTTGCGGATAATAGCTGGGATAGGTGGTTAGAGTCATATTACGATAATATATATAATCCAAAACCAGCGAAAAAATCTTTAAAAAAAATCTTTCAAAAGTTCTCTCATATGAATAACGAAACACTTTACCAAAAAGTCGTCAAGGAATACATTGAATTAGGTTACCATCGGGCAGTAGAAAAAGTAAATAAACTTTACTCCGAGGATAAAATATCTTTAGTACAAAAAGGTAAGATGATGGATAACCTATCTAAGTTACAAATGATGACATCTAAAGAAAAAAAGTTTTTAAAAAAAATAAAAAAGAAATCATAGGGTGGCGCTAATTTTTAGTCCTCACTTATTCAACGACTTAAAAAACAGCGTCATCCTATATATTTATATTAAAGAAAGGAATAAATACTATGTCAACAAATAGATTATCATTTTTACTCGGTGTATTAACAACATCATTAGCCGTGATGTTGTTTAAAGAGTATCAAGCAAAGCCAGAGGTTATTAGAACTAAAACTGAAACTATTGTTCGTATGGTTGATGTACCACGAGTATCTGGAAATTACGATGTTCAGGTAGAAGAAATAAAATCAACCTTAAATAAATCTAAACTAAAGCACATACTTATTTATATAGAAGCTCTCTGTTGGGAGTATGGGGTTGATTATGAAATGGTAAAAGCTGTTATACAGACCGAATCAAGTTGGAATCATAAAGCTGTCTCTACAAGTGGGGCAATAGGTTTGATGCAAGTATTGCCATCAACAGCAAAGTCAGAGTTTAACACTCCCAAAAAAGACCTTTTTGATCCTTATGTAAATGTAACTGTTGGTATCAAATATATGGCAAAACTAAATCAACACTTTGATGATACTGATGCGATGTTGACAGCATATAGTCACGGTCCTACTATAACAAAAAAATATTCTAATAGTTATATTAGCAACAACTTTTATGTTAAGAGAGTTCAAGATAATCTAAAATGAATATAGCAACAATAGCTGGACACCTTGCCTTTGGGCTTATTGCCTTCTCTTTTTTGGTAAAAGACATTCTTTATTTAAGAGTAGTTTCTATTCTTGCTAGTTTGTTTTCGGTATTTTATAATTATACCATACCAGCAGAACCAATGTGGTTAGCTATTAATTGGAACTTTATTTTTATCACGGTAAATGTTTATCATGTTGCTGTTCTAATATATGAAAAACGACCCGTTCATATGTCGGATAAAGAAAAAGAATTATATGAAACTATGTTTCGTGGATTGACACCAGTAGAGTTTTTAAAGATTACTAAAGTTGCCGAATGGAAAAAGTTTAATTCTCCATTACCCATTATACAGCAAGGTAAGCCAGTTAATGATTTGATTCTTATTTACAATGGTATAGTAGATGTTCTCGTCAATGATAAAAAAGTAGCTGAACTGAAAGACGGTCAGTTTGTAGGAGAGATGTCTTTTCTAACAGAAAAACCAGCGACAGCAACTTGTAGAGTAGAACATAATGCTGAATGTTTAGTTTGGAATCAAAAAGATTTTAAGGATTTGTTGAAAAGAAATCCATCCTTATATTTTACAATACAATCACTATTAAGTGAACAAGTTTCAAATAACTTAGTTTCAAGTTCTCAAAAATAATGCTTGACTTAATGGTTATTTATTTGTATATTATGTTGGATACTTAAATAGGTTATCGTTCTCAAAGAATTGAATCTCAATTTAAGAGGTTCTAAAGGGGCATAGTTCTTTCTTCCTTTCTTCTATGCCCCTCAAATTTATAAAATATAAACTAAGAGGTTAAAATGAGTAAAAATAAAAAAATAGATCTTTCACAATTTATGTTAGATGTAGATGACCAAAGGCAGTTAAAGTCTTTAGATAAGTTATCACCGATGAGTGAAAACTATAAAAACAATCGCCGTGTCAATCTTGACTACTACAACGAAGATGAGTTAGATGATGTTGCTGTAGATGATTATTCAGATTGTGATGGTCGTGAAAATGTCGAAACATTGGGTGATATTGGAATGGATGTTTATTAAAATTTAAAACCTTAATACTTAAATATAAATGATTTGGATACTGGTGTAATATTTATGAATATATGGAACAAACGAATAAACAAATCATTAAAGTATTATCTTTCATACTTAGTAAGTTAGATACGCTAGAGATAGAGCAATCAAGACATAAAGAAATGTTTTATAAAGTTCGTAAGAACTTAACAAATGCTAATGACTTGATTAATCAAATACTCGATGTATTAGAAATGGATAATCCTGAATTATATAGTAAAACAATAGTTCAGTATGAAAAAAGTGGTATGAAAGATTTGGTTTCTACATTAGATAAACATATTGAAGAGTTAAGTGATTTTGATAGGCAAGATTTAACAGAACTCTTTAATGAAATAGTAGGAGATGCGTAATGCATGATATTATTCTTTTTTTAGAGGAATTAAAATCTTTGTTATTGGATGTAGAACTTGATGGAGAAGAAAAAAACGAAACTATTGTAGAGGTCATAGATTTAATAGACAATAAAATCATTGAGCTAGAGTCTTAATTGTTACATTATATAATAACTACTTTACTAGGGATAGTTGCCATCTTTTTTGGGGTGGTAATAATTTACGCACTAAGGCGTATAAATACATACGAAAACATAATACTAAACATAAGCAATACTATAGAATCTATAAAACTTCAACTTAAAACAATTGATGATAAAGGCACATTTGAATCAGATGATGAAGTTGGTTTTTTCTTTACAGAAATAAAGCAACTTGGAAATGAATTAGAAAGTCTATTTGAAACAGAGGTTGAAGAAAATGAAAAAGAGAAGAAAGAAAAGTAAAGTATATTTTGGAACGCCAGTACATGATGCTATCATAGAGTATAATAAATCCGAAGACACAGGCTTTAGACACAAAATATACACAGAACAAATTCATCCAGCTTTCATGAAGTTGGCTGAAAATATAATAAATACTTTTAAGTTTAGTTATTTTAGTTATGGTTTTAGAGACTTACAAGAAGAAGTGGTTTCTAATTTAGTTTTAAATATGCATAAGTTTGACCATAATAAAGGCAGTAAAGCATTTAGTTACTTCTCTGTTGTAGCAAAGAATTATTTAATATTAAATAATAATGCTAATTATAAAAAATTAAAAATCCATGATGATATTGATGTGCTTTATGGTCACGGCCAAGATGATGAAAAAATAGAAAAAAGTCCATCAACAGATGTTTTCAAAAAAACACTTAAATACTTTGAAGATAATATAGAAAGACTTTTCCCCAAATCACAAGATAGAGATATTGCTGAATCAATATTATATCTTTGTAGACATAAAGATAACATAGATAACTTTAATAAAAAAGCTATATACATAATGATTAGAGAAATGACAGATGTTAAAACTTCTAAAATAACTCAAGTCACAAATACTTTTCGTAAGGTATATCCTAAAATACAAGAGGAAGTTCTTAGTCGCGGTCACATCGACAACTTAAGATACACAGGTTCTTTGATATAATATTATAACCATACTATATTTATAAGTATGGAAAAAGACTTCAATATATTTGGTGATAAGAACTTCTCAGACTTGTCTCAAGAAATATACGAAAATAACAAGTTAAAGAAAACTCAAATTGACTTGCTAATCCAAGAGGTGCATGGTTACATACAAGGTATCGAGGATATTGCTATTGTAGGTCCTATAATTAAGGAACTGATGGATGTCGGTATAAAGAATGATGATAATCTTGTGAAACTAGCTACTATATATCAACGAATAATGTCCAAACAACCCATTGATGATAGTGATGTTGGTTTATTATCAGAAGAAGAAAAAGAACAACTCATGGCAACTTTAGAAGATGTGACAACTGATTTACAAAAAAAGAGCGATGAGATTGTTGATATGACAAAGATAAGAAATAAATACGGAAACACATAATATGCCACCAGAAAGATTATATGATGATTTGGTAACTAGAGCAATAGAATTCAATTTAGGATTTGTAAATAGAATCTATACTAATAATGATTACGATTCCCCAAATCAAGAAGAAGAAAAAAATTCTTCTCAGATAGTGGAGATAAAAGTTTTAAATAATACATTACCAACTATACAGAAAAAAATAAAGGCTAGACCTTTATTTAGGGGTATAAGTGATTCTATAACTAGAGGTGATATAGTTTTATTTACATTGATATCGAAAAAGTTTTATTATATGGGACCTTTAAATACTTTCAATGAGCCGAATTATTCACCTTCTAATTTTTATTCATCTGATTTAGAAAATAGAGATTTAAATAATAGTGGTACTATAAATAAAAAAACTGGCTATGGTATAAAATATCCACAATTTTCATCAGTTAAAAAATTACAAAAGAAACCTAATAAAAAATTAGATTTGTTAAGTGACAATGAATATGATTTATCAAAACATTCTGATTTATTATTAGAAGGTAGGCATGGTAATGGAATACGAATTGGTTCTAAAAGTGTTTTTCCAATTTTAAATATCAGTAATAATAATACAGGTATAGTGGAATCACCCAATAAAGGATCTTTAATTTCTTTAATATCTAATGGATCACTTAGAGAATGGTTTAATCCTAATTTCTTTTTATCAGTTGATACGCCTACTGAAGAAGAAAATAAGTTTTCTTTAAATAACGGTAACGATGGTGATGAAAAATTATTTCTATATGATTACGGAAAAGTTGATTCTGAAACAGATTTTGATCAAATAATTATTACTTCAGATAAAATTACATTTGATGCTAGATCTCAACAAGGTGGTGACTTTACTGTATCATCAAATAATAATATCAACTTTGGAGCTAGAAGGAATTTCACTTTGAACAATTCAGGTTACTCAGTTATTAATTCTAACCATATTTATTTAGGAGAACCAGCAAAAGCTAAAACTGAACCTATGGTTTTAGGTGATGAGCTGAGAACATTATTATTGGACATTATGACTATATTACAAGATTCACGAGCATTAGTTCAAGGAGTTCCGATTCCACTTGTTGATGACAGCTCCGCACCAATGTTTCAAAGAATACAAAATTTAATTACTGAACTACAACCAAGAACTGAAGGTGATAATGGATTTACAAATGACGGACCTAAATTTATGAGTCATCATCATTACATAGAAACAAACAATAGGGAACAGAATAATGAAGGTTAATATATTTAAGAAGTTAATAAGAGAAGTAGTAAGAGAAGAGTTAGATTATAAATTTTCTACACTTGAAAAAAAGTTAGATGAAGTGTTAGTTAGTAGTAGATCTAATAGTATAGTAGAAGATAAAGGAGCACAACTTAACTCGTCTCCGACTAAAAAAACAAATACTCAGTCAAGAGTTCCGACTCCGACATTACCATCGACCAATACTGCACTAACAAAAGATGCAATATTAAATGATATTCTTGCTGAAACAGCAGCAAATGATGATTGGAAAAAAATAACCGAAGAACCACAAGTTCAATCTGTAACAGAAAATACTCAAGGATTACCTGAACATCTGGCAAATGCTCTTAACAAAGATTATACACAAGTAATGCAAAAAGTAGAAGAAAAGGCAAAGTTTAAGAATGGGGCTTAAAACAGATATATTTGATGCTTTGAAAAAGAATATTGAACCAAGCAATCCTGGAGAAAATTATGAATTTAACGATGGGGGAAAGTTAGATACTTTAGCACAAGACTTGACTAATGCTATTGTAAATTTTATTCAGGCTCAAGCATTTACTATTACAAAGTTGAATGCCACTCAGTTGAATGTTCCTGTAATAACTCCGACTGGTCCAGGAACAGCAGCTAAAGTAACAGTAAAGGTAGATGAAAACAGTCAAGCTGTTGATAATCCATTAAGTGGAGCGGAGTCCATGACAAGTGAAGTTAAATTAAAAAGAGCCATAGAGGTTTAATATGCCAATACTCGACAGAAGAAAAGATAGATTTGTAGAAGACCAAGATACAAGAGTGTCTGTGGGAATTGACTTTCCTTTTGGTAGAGTTCCAAATGGTGATGGATATTTTAAAACTACAAAGACAACTGTAGATTCAATAAA